GTTATGGAGAGGTTGAATATTTCGACGATAGCATTAATTATCGTTTTGACCATTTCTGTACTGGTGCTGATGAAGACGTTGAATTTATGCAGTCAACAGGATTAAAAGATAAAAATGGCGTTGAAATTTATGAAGGGGATATAGTTAACGTAGATCGCACATTTAGAAATCCAATGACTGGTTCTGGTACGCTAACTTTAAACAAAAACTTCGAAGTAATTTTCATAAATGGAATGTTTACTAGAGAGGAGTCAATAATGGGGATTGGCAAAGACTTGAAATCCCTTACGGTAGTAGGAAATGTGTACGAAAATCATGAATTATTAAGAGAGGACACGAAAAATGACTAAGTTTGAAAAAGAATTAAGTAGTTTACCAGTTTCGAAAAGTACAAATTATGCAGAGTACTGGAATAAAGCTCAACTACTAACGGTATTCAAAGATTGGCAACCACAGCAAGCCCTGCCAGTCGTGCCTGATTTCATTGGTAAGTTAATCAATACCTTTGGCGCCCCTGAAGATGGCAAGTATATTAACTATTCAGCAAGCTATCTTGAAATTCAAAAGGAATTAGATTGGATTGATAATCATCAAAAAACGTGGTTAACTGCTCTGCTCATTGGTTTCAGGGTCGAAAAACCGCAGCTGTTCTATTTGAGAGATGAGTTAACCGGACAATTCCTTGCAAAAGATAATCAGTTTAAAAATGAGGATAGATACTTCTTTTGGACTGGAGCAGACCCACTTACGCATTCTATTGGCACTGCATGGAAGTTAACCTTCACCCAGCAAGAAATCGACAGCATGCAAACTGGGAGCTATGAGCTTGTGCCTGTGGAGGACGGAGAATGACAAGAGGATTTAAAAAACTAGACGAAAATGCGACTATTCCAGAACGAGCGACAGAACATAGCGCAGGATATGACATTTCCGCAAGTGAAACAGTTACGATTCAACCTGATGAAATTAAAATGGTAAGCACAGGGCTAGCTGTTCAACTTGGAGATGATGAAGTATTGAAATTATACGACCGTTCAAGTAATCCAGTTAAGCGTGGCATTGCATTGATTAATTCAGTAGGAATTATCGATTCAGATTACTATCCGCAAGAATTTAAAGGCTTATTTATGAACATCTCAAAAGAGCCTGTAACCATTTCTAAAGGTCAAAGAATAATGCAAGGGGTATTTGTCAAATACCTTACAACAAACGATGACAACGCAAATGGAAAGCGTACAGGCGGATTTGGTAGCACTGGGGAGGTGTGAAAATGATTAAAACCGGACAAGATAATGTTTTGGCTTTATATTGCAAAGACCAAAAAATAGTAACGAATGGAAAGTTATTACGAGTGGAGTTAGGGTTACCTTATCAAATCATGTCATTTAGATATGTTGGAGAAAGCTCAACAGAATATACACGAGGTTACTTTTATAACGTTATTGATTGCGGGCCGCATTGGCATACTAATGAAATTGTAGTTTGGGTTACCAATAATGGACATCCTGAAACTACTGATGTTGATTATTGTACAGCTTTTAGTTTTGATACATTTTTGTCTGATTTTGAATATGACAGTAAATATCTTGAATTAATGAATAAGGCTGAAAAACTCCAAGAACAGCTTAACACTGCGAAAAAGGTACTGACAAACATTAAGCTGAGAACTGAACGTGATGAACTAGAAACATATTATGTTGAGAGAAACCATGATATTCGTAAAGATGCTATTGATGCACTCGCAGCGATTGGAGGGTATGATGACTGATTTAGTGAAAGTGGTGGAGGGATGAAAATTGAATTAGAAACAAGACCTTGCTTGGTAACTTTTAGTAATAAAAAGCAGGTCGAAGGAATTTTTCTGGGATTATTTCAGCATTCGTATACTCATGGAGATTCACCAATGGCTGGTGGATTTAAAGCAGGAACTGTTGCTTATCCTATTGCTATTGTAGAAATCAATGGAAAAATGTCAGAAGTACGAATTAGTCAGATTGAATTTCTTGATGTTGCGAAAAGCGAGGTCTCAGAATGACCGACAAACTAATATCGCTGGTCAATGACTGGCGGGGAGGGATTGAACGCAAAAAAAGCCCAAGCTGACCAAGCTTGAGCGAAATTGTGAATTCTAACGTTTATATTTTTATGGTCTAACAAATTATATCATACTGAGCTAGGAACTCGCTAAACTCAACTGGAGGAGAAAATGGATAAAGTATCTACGTATGAAAGGCCTAAACGGACTAACGCTCCGATGATAAAAAGAGCAGAGAAAAAGGAGATTAATATGTTATCAGAAACTAAAATCAGAAGAAATATTGAGACAATTGAACAAAAAACATGCCGTTTAAAAAATGTAATCCATGCAATTAAAAGACAAACAGAATTAGTGGAACTATTAGAAGACAAATTGCAATCAGGGGAAATTAAAAAAACTGATAAATTTGGCGCCGAATTAACAGACAGATTTAGTTTCTTTGAATCGAATTTTAATATTCCCGTTGGTACTCTTATTAGTTTACTTAAAGATAACATTGAGGGAAATACAACTATAGCCAGTGAGTTGGTCGCAAAACTTGGAATCGAGGTTGAATAAAATGAAGAAAATCAAAAATATAGCAATTTCCACTGTTTTAGGTGCTTCAGCGCTTATCGGACTATCAGCCTGTTCACAAGCTGATAAAGTGAGCCAAAACGTAAGCAATGATGCAGATAATTTTAAAGTTGAACGCAGAGTGGTTATTATCAATACTCGCACAGATAAAATCGAATTTGTTGCTAAAGGGCTTATCTCTGTTAATACTGAGGACAGTAAGAAACTAGTAATTCTAGCAAAGGTAGGTAAAAGTCAGTACAAAAAAGATATTATTAATTTAACAAATAACAACATGTATACCGTTGAGGACTTATCAGGAGCGAACGTAAACAGTTATAAATATGAAGTGACGTGGTTACCTGAATCAGTTGTTCCTGTGAAAATTGTTGGAGAAAAATGATGGGTATTTCCATAGCGAACTTTTTAATTACATTACTGACTTATCTTTCAATATGGTCAGTAATTGTAGTTATATTCATTGGACTGATGAGCCTGATAGCTTACTGGGCTTATTTAGTATATAAATTTCTAAGAAAGATAGGAAAATAAACAGCAAAAAAACTCCACACTTGGTCAGTAGTATGGAGCAACTAATTATCAACTTAGTTTGTGTAATATTTTTGACCAATGTATATTATACACTATTAAACAAAAAAAGCCCACTGCAATGGGCTTCGGCAAGAAGTTTTCTAACTTAATTATACCACAAAAGGAGAATTTGATGAATGGCAGATAAGTTAGATAGAATTATTGGAGATTACGTTAATGGCAGACTTGAAGCCAGAATAAAATCAATTGAAAGCAGATATCTTTATAAGCAAAAAGTAGATAACTTGGGCATTCGTACAGCATATTCTGGTGGTTCGGAACCTGAAAGTCACGTCTTAAATAAAGAAGCACTTGAAAATGACGAAGAATATATTAAACTCAAAGACCTGATGTACCAATTCAGCTTGTGGTACGAACCTTTAATTAAGGAGGAAAAAGAAATAATCAAGCTAAAACACTGTGGTTACGGTGGTTTTACATGGTACAGAGTAATGATGGAACTTGATAATGAAGGGATTGAGATTTCAGAAAAGAAAGCGAAGTTTATTTACTATCGATTCAGAAAAGATATAAACCCTCATATTGGCTATTTCATTTGAAAGCATGGGTCAAATTGGGATAAAAACGACACGAAAAAGGCACGAAATTGGAGTGTTGCTCCTTGTTTTTGCTGATATACTTGTATTATGAAGTAAAAGGCAAAAGCACAAAATATCATAAGTATCGGTTTGAATTTGCTTCATAAGCTTGTTAGGGTTCGACTCCCTGACTTGCTATTATATTTTATTACAGGTTGTCCAATGGGCAGCCTTTTATTGTTGGAAAGGAGATGCCCTATGAGGTTACACCGCTGTGCAAATGTAGGGTGTCGTGAATTGATACCCCTTAAACATAATTACTGCCAGAAGCATTACGATGAACGCCTAGGCAATTACATCAATCAACGGGCAGAGAGTAAAGCTAAGGCATCTCTAACTTTAAGAGGACAACGTAACCAAGCTGAACAGAACAGAGAGTATGACCAGACAAGGCGAAAGGAATTACACAATGGATTCTATCAAGACAAACGTTGGTCTAAAGTATCTGAGTACGTCAAGGCAAGAGATGGTTATGTTGATGCGATTGAAGGTAAGGTATGGGACAAGGGCGACCTGATAGCTGACCACATCATACCAAGACGATTGCTTTCGGGAATGGAACAATATAATACTGACAATCTATGGCTTCTAACTAAATCGCAGCACAATAAAAAAACTGCAATAGAAAATAAGTTATCCGACCAGCAATTAAAAAATGTTGGGCGAGATTGGTGGAAAAAAGTTCTAAAAAATAAAAAATAGCCCCCCGTCATCGCTTTTAGGAATACCGTATACCAATGGTGGCTTCCTGAGTAAAAAAGTGATTTTTTAAAATTTTTGCATAGGGGGGGTCAAGACAAATAAGAAAGGAGAATTTTTTGGCTAAAAAAAGTTTTAAAGATATTAATGACGGTCGTTTGATCTATCAGCCACCAGACCATCTTGGACGTACTGCAAAACAAATTTGGCGTAGAGTTGTCCTTTTTTTAGAAACACAAAAGCCTGTAGAACGAATTGACCAAACATTGGTTGAAATGTATTGCACTCAGTATGAAATTTATAGAAATTCATACGAACATCTTAAAAAACATGGTGAGGTTCAAGAAATTTATAAACCAGTTCAAGATATGACTGGTGAAATTATTGATAGACAGTTCCAAGGATTTAAACGTAATCCAATGACTCAAATTTACTCTGATGCAATAAAAAATCTTACAAAGATTGGTTCTGAATTAGGCTTATCTCCAAAATCTCGTTCAGAGTTAATGGGATTGAATATGCAGGAAGATGAAGAAGAAATTGATTGGACTTCTAAGTTCGGTGGTGGTTAATGGATAACTATAAAGATTTAACAGAACGTTATCCAGATGACCCAGCTTTATCTTATGCAATTGGTGTGCTTGACGGCACTATAATCTCAGGGGAAAAAATAAAACAAGCCTGTAAACGCCACATTGATGATTTAAGAAGAATTGATAAAGATGATGCATTCATTTATATCTATGATTCAGAACAAGCTAAGAAAATTGTAGAATTTTCAACACTCCTGAAAGATGTAACGAGTGGCGAACCATTTGAAGCATCACCTTATCAAAAGTTTATTCTAGCTTCTGTTCAAGGGTGGCGTAATCCAGAGACAAAAGGAATGAGATTTAAAACAATCTTTATTTCAATGGCTCGGACAAACGGTAAGACTCAAGTACTTGCAACTTATGCGCTTTATAATTTCTTATTCGGCTCTCCTAAAATCAATAGACAGCTTGCAGTAAGTTCAATAGATATTGCTCACACACATAACTTATTTAATTATATGAGGTTCAATTGGATTCAATTGAAAGATGGTGTGTTTAAAAAGCTTGCTAAAGCTTTAGATATCAATGATAATTCTCAAGTTATGGAGATAAAAAAGCAGTCTGCGGTAATGAAAAAACTTTCTGCTCAAGGAAGTCCAGCGGATTCTGACCATTATACTACTGGTATCGTTGATGAATATCATTTATTTGGTCAAAAACAACGTGATTTTATTAGCTCAATGACATCTGGTATGGTTAATAATCCATTAGCTCAGATGTTTTTTATTTCAACAGCTGGAGTTGACCCGACTGTTCCGATGTTTGAAGATTATAAGCGGTATTCTAAAATGCTTGAATCTGGAGATTGGAGTAGTTCTGAAAAAGATTTAGTTCTTATATGGGAACAAGATAGCGAAGATGAAGCTTATCTAATTGAAACATGGCCTAAGTCAAATCCATTAATGGAAATAGAGTCTATGCGCAAGAACCTTACAGAGGGGATGATTACCGAACGTGATTCATTAAACTCTCAAGGGCGCATACGTGATTTTTACGTTAAGAATATGAACTTATGGCAGAACGCAAAAAAGAACGCTTATTTGCCATTAGATTTGGTTCAAGACGCCATTGTAGATGAGTTTGATTACTTCGGCCGTGATGTCTTTATTGGTTTTGACTACTCTCAAACAAATGATGATACCTCATTAGCTTTTGTGTTTCCTCATAGTGGAAGTAAATTTCATTTGTATCAACACAGCTGGATACCTATTGCGAAAGCTGGTTCTATTGAAGCCAAGGAACAAAGAGATAACATTGATTATCGTGCGGTTCAAGAAAAAGGGTTCGCAACTATAACTAGAGACCGTTTTGGACTGATTGATGAAGATGAAGTTTTTAATTGGATGCTTAATTTCATAGAAAAAAACGAGTTAAGAGTAAAAGCTATTTTGTATGACCAGTGGGGAACGGGAAATTTCATTAGACGACTGGATGAAGTCAAAGAAGAATATCTTCTGATTCCAGTAAGACAAGGGATAAAGTCGCTTAATGAGCCTACTAAATTCTTACAGTCTTCGTTTATTAAGCATAATATTACAATGCTTGATGACCAAGCGTTAATTCAAGGCCTAGTCAATGCAGTTACTGTTTCTGATAATAATGGGATTAAGCTTGATAAAAATGTCAATTCTCAAAAAATAGATGCTGCTGATGCTATTGTCAATGCACTTTATGAAGGACAGTTTTATTTTAATGATTTTACAAATGTAGAAGAAAAGAAAACAAATTCGCCTTTCGGAAATATGAATGACGAAGAAATCAGCGACTACTTTATTAATGGATTTAGTTTTTAAGGAGGAAAATGAAAAATTTAATTACATACTTACCAGCGCTACTTGTTTTCGTTGGTTTTTTATTTGTATCGGTTGGTGTATTCATTATTAATGTTCCGTTAGGACTAATTGTTTCAGGGGTATTGTTATTTGCCCTAGCTTATATGTATTCAAATAAAGGAGGACATACATGAGTATTTTAAACCCTTTTGAACGCAGAAGCTCAATTACGCCTAATAATTATTACCCTTTTATGGTTCAAAATGGTTCGATTGTTCCTAATTCGCTTGTCGATGCAACAGAAGCACTAAAAAATAGCGATTTATATGCAGTGACTAGTTTAATTAGCTCGGATATCGCAGGTACCAGATTTATTGGTAATCAAGTGTTCACAAGTGTTCTAAACAATCCAAGCCACTTAACAAATGCTTTTAGTTTCTGGCAAACAGCTATATTAAATCTTTTGCTTAACGGGAATGTATTTCTAGCCATTTTAAAAGGCGATAATAGCTTGATGAAAGAGTTGAGGTTAATTCCTAGTAACGCTATAACAATAGATTTGACCGATGATACATTGACTTACGAAGTTAATCAATTTGATGATTATCCAAGTGCTAAATATAACGCTAGTGAAATGATACATGTAAAAATCATGGCTTATGGTGTCGATACGCTCCATAACTTGGTTGGCCATTCTCCACTAGAATCTCTTACAAGCGAAATAGGGCAACAGAAAGAAGCAAATAGACTTTCTCTATCAACTTTAAAAGGAGCGCTTAATCCTACAAGTGTTGTCAAAGTTCCGCAAGGCACCTTATCTTCAGAAGCTAAAGACTCTATAAGAAAAGAGTTCGAAAAAGCAAATGGAGGAAATAATTCAGGACGTGTCATGGTTCTAGATCAATCAGCTGATTTTTCTACAGTATCCATAAATGCCGATGTTGCTAATTACCTTAATTCAATGAATTGGGGAAGAACTCAAATTGCCAAAGCTTTCGGAGTATCTGACAGTTATTTAAACGGAACGGGAGACCAACAGTCGAGTCTTGACCAAATTAAGGACCTTTATGTTAATGCTTTAAACCGATTCATTGAGCCTTTAATTTCAGAACTGAGAATCAAATGCGATTCATCGATTGGCGTTGATATGTCTCCCATTACCGACTATTCAAATTCTGTGTTTAAAGCAGATATATTGAACTGGGTAAAAGAAGGGATTATTGAGCCAACAGAAGCAAAGACTTTATTAGAAAGCAAGGGGATTATTTAGTGGAAAACATCGAATATCGTTATTTTGATTCAACAGAGTTAGAGACGAGGAGCCCTACAAATACTGGTTTTATTGGACAAATTGCAGGTTATGCTATTAAATTCAATACTCCTAGCACTGCAATGGCTCCATTTATTGAATATATCGCTCCGATAGCACTTGATAATGTCGATTTAAGCGATGTATTAGCTTTATATAACCATGATTACGCCAATGTGCTAGGCAGAGTTGATGCAGGAACTTTAAAGTTAAGCATTGATAAAGTCGGCTTGCATTTTGTTTTGGATATGCCAGATACAACAGTTGGCCATGACGTTTATAACAATATTAAGGCTGGGAACCTTAAAGGTATGAGTTTTGGATTCTCTGTTGCGGACGGTGGTGATTCTTGGCAACAAGGAGCAGATAGTCCAATAAGAATTATTAATCAACTTCAAACGTTGAGTGAAATAAGTGTTGTAAGCAGACCAGCTTATGATGATACAAGCGTCCAAGTTACTCGTTCAATGGACGCTTTTTTGTCGGAACGAACGAGAAAATATAAAGAAAAGGTAAAAATCTACCTAGGAGGACTCAATGAAAATTGAAAAATTAAAAAAAGATTTAGCGACTAAAACTGCTGAACTTAATACCAAAAAAGCTGAAATTCGAAGCTTTACTGAGTCAGAAGACAAAACAATTGATGAAGTCAAAGCTGGAATGACAGAAATCAAAGAAAAAGAAGATGAAATCAAAGAAATTCGCTCTAATATTGAAGTTTTGGAGCAAGCTTCAGCATTAAAAGTTGAAGAAAAAAGAGATGATTCTGATTTGGTTGCTCCTGAATTAGAAGAAAATTCAGCAGATAACGAAGAAGATGATCCAGAAAAACTTAAAACTGAAACAAAATCAGAAGCAGAAAAAGATAAAAAAACTGTCAAAGATGAAGAAAAAAGAGATGCAGGAGGATTGCAAGATATGAAATTAAAAGTTGGTGGCGAAATCGCAGATAAAAAAGTGACTGCTTTTGCTGATTATTTAAAAACTGGTGAAGTTCGTGATGTTACAGGTATTGCTTTGAAAGATGGGAAAGTAATTATTCCTGAAACAATTCTCACTCCAGAAAAAGAAGTGCATCAATTCCCACGGCTTGGCTCATTGGTTCGAACCGAATCAGTAACTACAACAACTGGTAAGCTTCCAATTTTTAATAACTCTACTGACCTATTGACTGCTCACACAGAGTATGGTCAAACAACTAAAAATGCAACTCCAGTTATTACACCTATTCTTTGGGACTTGAAAACATATCCAGGAGGCTATGTATTCTCTCAAGAATTGATTTCTGATTCGTCTTATGATTGGCAAGCTGAACTTCAATCACGATTGATTGAGCTTCGTGATAATACTGATGATTCTCTTATCATTACAGCTTTGACTGATGGAATTAAAAAAACTACCTCTACTTACTTACTTGGAGATCTTAAGAAAGTTCTGAACGTTACTTTAAAACCTCAAGATTCTGCAGCTGCTTCGATTGTTATGTCACAATCTGCCTATAACCTCTTTGATATGGCTACTGATGCAATGGGTCGTCCTTTGTTGCAACCAAACGTTACCGCAGCAACTGGTTATACTTTGCTTGGGAAAACAGTTGTTATCGTTGATGATAAATTGTTCCCTAGTGCTAGTGCAGGGGATGTAAATATCGTTGTTGCTCCGCTCAAAAAAGCAGTAATCAACTTTAAACTTACTGAAATTACTGGTCAATTCCAAGATACTTATGATATCTGGTATAAACAATTAGGCATCTTCTTGCGTCAAAACGTTGTACAAGCTAGTAAAGACTTAATTGTTAACTTGACAGGTAAGCTAAAAGCAGTAACAGTTGTTCAATCTACAGCAGTATAAGGAGTGAATTATGGCACTAATTACAGCACAAGAATTACTTGATGAAAATCATATTGATTCAAACTATGATGAAATTGCAACTATGAATAGACTTATTCATGATGCAAGTGCCTTAATTCGTGGTTCTATTTCTGATTCAGTTACTGATGAGCAAATCATGGATAATTTACCCGACCAGTATAATAGAGCTGTTTCAGCTCTTGCAACCCGTCTATATTTCAGTAGAGATTTGTCAGAAGGCTATGGTATTGGTATTCAGATTATGATTAATCAAATAAGAGCTAGAATGTGGGAGGTGCTGAATGGCACAACTTAATCTAGCTGACTTTAACAAAAAAGTTCAACTAGGAGATGTTAAAACTTTAACTAATGAATATACAGGAGCTGGTTATGACAGTTTTGTTCCGAAAATAAATGTTTGGTTTGCATCTAAAACAAGAACGTTGAGTCAATCATACCAACTCCAAGGAACTGCTCTTGAAAACTCACGTACGATTATCATACGACACAATTCATCAGCAGAAAAATTAAAGGCTGCTGTGATTGATAATGTCCAATATGATATCGTCAATTATTCGCCTGATGAAACAAGTAATATCATCAGGTATGATTATTTGACGCTCAAAAGGAGTTCATGATGGAAGAAAAGCAACTATTTGAAGACATTATGAATGGGATAATTTTTCAAGCAGAATCTGTCAGTACATCTCTAACGGTTGAAGATAAAGCAAAAATAACCAAGGCTGGTGCAAATGCATTCGCTATAGGACTTGAAAAAGTCACTAAAGATAAGCATTATCGTATTCGTAAAACTGGGGAAAACCCACATCTAGCCGATAGTATTTTGGTTCAGAACACTAATATTGATGGTATTAAAGACGGAAATTCTACCGTTGGTTGGGATTACACCAAATCAAGGGTAGGTCATCTGATTGAAAACGGCACACGTTTTCCGATGTATTCCAAAAAAGGAACGAAATATAGAAAAGGGGGTCAAGTTGCAATTACATCTGACCCTTTTGTTTCTACTTATCGTGACAGCATGGAAGCTCAAGTTGCCATGTTTTCAGCGGAAGCAGAAGTTTTTTCAGAAATACTCAAAAAGAAAGGGGCAGAATGAGACCAACACAAGAAGTTTCGCAAATAGTAGGTGCTTTCCGCCCCTCTTGGTTAGTATTTGAAAATTTTATTCCCAAAGAACATGTTAATGATTTAGACAATACTCAAGTTTTACTGACAGAGTTTAAATCAGATATTACTAACTATGGGGACGGAACCTTTAATAGCGTTGTTCTGGCAGTTACTATCCAAATTTTCTACGGATTTAATCTCTCTGAAAGTATGCTTCTTGCAGAAATAGAATTGATGGAGAAACTAAAAGATAGCGGGTGGTTAACAATTTCAAGTGAACCACATTACCTAGACGTTAGTACCAATACAACAAAACAACAAACTAAAAAAAATATCACAGTTGAAAAAATTGTGGAAATTAATGAATTAAAAGGAGAATAAAATGACAATTGTAGGTTTAAAAAAAACTTATCTTGGATTAATTGATAAAAAAACAGGCAAAATTATTGCAGGTCCTGAAGGGCTAACAACAGATGGACTTTATATGTCAAATCCGAAAGATTTAGGTACAGCTTCTGCAAATATCACTAATATTGCAGCTGCTGGTACTCAAAAATTTGGAGACAACGGTCTTGTTGATGTAGTGAGTTCAAAATCATTTCCGCAAGTCGCTGCAGTTTGGAACAATCTTCCTTTTGATATTAAAGCTAAAATTAAAGGAGAAGTAAGCGACAAAAAAGGCGGATACGTTCAATCACAAGATTTGCCACAAGTTGCTTTGATTATTGAGTCAGAGTTAATTGATCGTTCACATTCAATTTTTTACGCATTCGGTAATGGCCATATGACTGAAACTGCATTGAACATTCAAACTGACAATGCAGCGCAAAACCGAGTTGAAGATGCATTGACTTATCAATCACTGGCTTTTGAGGCATGGAATAATCAAGGAATGAAAACTTTCAATTCTGCAGATTCTGGATTCGATAAAACGGCAATGCTAAAAGAAGTTATGGGAGGATATGCTGCTAGTGGACTCGGAGTTTAATTAAACAGTGCGGGATGATTACATCCCGCTTTTTTATTTATAAAATATTGGAGAAAAACATGGAAATTAAAATCAAAAAACTTAAAAAAACCGTTGAAGTCAAAGCTTCAATTAAAAATCTCAAGAAGAGTTATAAATTTGCCAAAAACATGGCCGAAGCAGAAGAAAAAATTAGTGAAGGAAACGATGAACTAGTCTTAGATTATCTTGATTCAATTATCGAATTTGTCTCTGATATCGCTAAACTCAGCAAAAAAGAAAAAGAAGAACTTGAAGAACTTGAAATGGAAGAGTTGATGGAAGTTGTTTCTTATATTGTTGCAAAATTGCAAGGCGCTTCTGACTCGGATATCAAAAAAGCCAAAGAAAATGGCGAAGTGGGTTTAGCCCAAGAGAGCGAATAATCAGCAATCATAATCACTTGTTAGAATTACAGCTATTCGAAAAAGATGTGATTCAAAATCTTCATTGGGATTTAAGCACAATTGGAGAACAGGAATATGAGGAATTGCTTGATGTCATGAGCGCAAATCCTGATAACAAAATGATGTCAGCTGAGGATTTAGCAGCTCAATGGAATTCGTTAATTTAAAAAGAAAGGAGGAATATATGGCAAAAGAAAAAGTAGCTGGGACTTTGGCCACTAATATCGGAGTTAATACTACTAATGCAGTAACCAGTATTGAAAGCCTTAAAAATTCAGTTAAAGATAGCACCAATGCTTGGAAACAGATGGAATCTCAAATGAAGCTGTCAGGAGATACTCTAGGTGCTTCTAAAGCTAAGTATGAGGGTTTGTCTGATTCTTTAAGTAAACAAAAATCAGTGCTTGAGCGGCTAAAACAAGAGCAATCAGAAGTTAACCGTTCTACTTCTGCTGGAGAGAAAGCTTATCAAAAATATGCTTCACAAATTACTCAAGCAGAAGTTAAGTTAACCGCCCTAAACGGTCAACAAGATAAAGCAAAACAAGCTTATGAGTACCAAAAATCAGGACTTGCAAAACTTAACGAGGAAGTTCAACATTCTAACAAGCTTACGGAAGAACGGGTAAAGCAACTCGAAGCGGAAGGAAAAACTGAAGAAGCCAATAAAGCCAAAATTGATGGATTAAAGTCAGCTCAAGAAAAATATTCTCAAATTTTAAAGATTCAAAAAACCGAATTGGAAAAACTAGGGGAATCAGGCGATAAGAACTCTAAGGCTTATAGACTTCAAGAAGTTCGTGTGGCGCAAATGTCCACAAAGGTTTCAGAAGCTACTCGAGATATAAAAAGGCTCAACGGCACTGAAATAAAACCTCGTACAGAAGGTATAGGTAAAGTAAAGAGTCAGCTTAGAAGTCTTAATGGTTTATTAGACCGTACACATAGCCATTTTAAAGATGTCTTTTTAGGGAACATCTTAGCTACCGGTGTAATCGGTGCGATTGGTGATATTAAGAGCAAATTTACTGGTGCGTTAGAAGCTGGCGTAGAGTATAACAAAGAAATGCAGAATTTATCGGTTTCTTTGAATAATTTTACAAATGGTAATCAAAAACTGAATGATTCTTTAGTTGATAATATCAAAAATTTGCGAGAAGAATCAGGATATTCCATTGATACATTAAGTCTTTTAACTAAAAAAACTTATGGATTAACAGGTTCGGCTGATGGGGCTAAAAAATTATCTGACGCTTTTGTTAATTTAGGTCGTGCAACTGGTAAATCTGATGATGCAATGCAAAATATTATCACTAAGTTTACTCAAATGAATGCAAGTGGTGAAATTACTTCTGGTTCAATTACCAAAATGGAAAAAACGCTACCTGGGTTCGCTAAAACATTAGCCACGACAATGGGTGTCTCTCGCGATAAACTCAACGAATTAGCAAACAACGGTAAAATTTCAATGTCTGATTTATCAAAGACAATTGAAAACATGAGTGCCGCTAAACCTAAAGGGCTTGAAAACTACCTCACTTCATTTGACGGATTTTCTGGTCACTTGAAAGAAAAATACCAAAGTTTATCTGGAAAAATCACAGAAGGTTTCTTTAAAACAAATAATAATTTCTTAAAAAACATATCTAAATCTCTTGATGGAGAGGAAACGGAAAAGGCGTTTACTCATATCGGAGATAGTGCAAATAAAGCTGTCACAACTATTTCTACAGCTTTTAGCTCCGTTTTTAAAGGAACAAAAAATCCATTAGCAGACTTTGCGAATGGACTAGCTAATGAAATCGAGAAATTAGGGAACTTTATTTCTAAACACGCCAATGATATCAAAAACTTTTTTGGTATGGTAAAAGAATTAGGTAGTGCTGCATTTAAGTTAATCGGCGACACTCTAAAAACAGTTATACCTTGGCTTGAGAAGTTTGGGACTTGGGCATCAAAACATCCGAAAGACGTTAAGAAAATTGCTCTTGCAATTATAGGGCTTAATGTTGCGCTTAAAGGGACTTTGGGAGTACTTAAAGGAGTTGAAAAATATGAAGCATTAAAAAAATTATTCGTAATTAAAGACGCCGAAAAGGGAACCAAAGCATTAACTGGTCTAGGTAAAGCTGCTGTCGGTGCAGGAAAAGGAATGAAACTCGCTTTTAACTTTTTAAAAACTAATCCATTTATTCTTATTATCACAGGCATTGTCGCCGTAGTCGCCGCATTTGTAGAACTTTATAAACACAATAAGAAATTCCGTAAATTCATCAATGGTATAGCTAAAGCAGTCTCAAAATGGGCTGGTAGTGTTGTTAAATGGTTCAAGAAAACATGGGACGGTGTTTCTAAAGGTTTCAACAACTTCGGTAAGTCATTCTCTAAAGTGTTCAATTCGCTTTTAAATGGAATAAAAAACGCATGGAATGGTGCATGGTCTTGGATTGGTAATGTATTTAATAAATATATTGACATTTTTAAGTCAGTTTTAAAACTTTTTACTGATTTCTTTACAGGTAAATGGGGAAATCTCGGCAAGGATATTCAGAAGATATGGAATGCTTTATGGGGTTTTGTTGAGTCTATCTTTGGTAAAAAGGTTGATTCTATCAAAAAAGGTATCGAAGGTTTCGGTACTAAGATTTGGGATACATTCAACACAATTAAAACTAAAGTCAGTGATTTTTGGAAAGGTATGTGGGATGGTTTAATCCAATTCGGAAAAGATGGTATCAATTCAGTTATAGGTGTCATAAACAATGGTATCGGCGGAATTAATGGTGTTATTCATACATTCGGTGGTTCTAAAAATGCAATTAGTAAAATACCTAAACTGGCGAACGGTACTAAAGGCGCACCTAAAGGAGTCGCATTAATTAACGATGCACCAGGCGAACATTACCAAGAAGCTGTTATAGACAATTCAGGTCAAATGCATGTACTGGAAGGTCGGAACAGGCTTGTAAACTTCCAAGGTGGTGAAACAGTTGTACCCGCTCACGCTATCCCTCACTTTGAAAATGGTACTCCAGATTGGTTGAGTTCTATTGGTTCGTGGGTTAAAGATAAATGGGATGGCTTAACAGAAATGATTAAGCACCCTATTAAGACTTTAACTCACTTCATGACTAATGCTATATCAGGTATTAGTGGTTCTCCTTTAGTTACTTCTATAGCACCAGCTCTTGGTAATGGATTTGTCAATGCAATCGTTGACCCAATCAAGAAGTTACTTGGTTCATTAAAGAAAAAACACGAAGATGACGGTGGCGGTTCTCAAGGTTCGCCATCTGGTTCCGGTGTTCAACGTTGGGCTGGACAAGTTAAACAGGCGCTTGCAGCTAACGGCTTGAGTACTAGCCAAGACATGATTGACCGTGTGCTTCGCCAAATCGCTTCTGAGTCAAGCGGTAATGAAAAAGCAGTACAAGGAAACATCGGGGATATTAACAACATCACTGGTGACCTTGCTAAAGGGTTGATGCAAACAATATCCTCAACTTTCAACGCCAATAAATTCCCTGGTCACGGTGATATTTTTAATGGTTACGATAACTTATTAGCTGCTCTTAATTATGCTAAAAAAAAATATGGCCCAAGTTTGTCATTCCTTGGGAATGGACATGGTTATGAAAATGGTGGAATCATAAATGCTCATGGTTTCTATGAAATAGGCGAAGGAAATAAGCCAGAAATGGTTATTCCTTTGTCTGTTGAAAAAAATGCAAGAGCAAATCAATTGCTTGCGGAAGCTAATCAAAGAATTAACGGAAATAATAGAGCTTCAAGCAATACAGCAGACCTTTCACCAGTATTAACTTTATTATCCAATATATTTAACTCCATTGAAGATGTTAAGAAAAATCCTCTAATTGCTTATGCTTTATTAGATGGGCGTAATGTGTCTCAGGGGTTAGCTCCTTATATGAATCAAGCCTTAACTGACTATGTAAATCAACAAGATAGATTGTGGGGTAAAAATTAAAAATGGCTTTTTCAGTTAAATTTAATGATGTAGATTTATCGACAATCGTTGATGGTTTTACAGCAATTACAAGAAATATAGGGGCTGGTTGGACGAATACGGTTCAACCTAATCCTATTATTGGCGCTGATTTCACGCAAAATTCAATTAATTCGAAATCAATTACAGTTAACTTTATTGCAAATGTTAAATTAGACCGTTTCACCTCTGTGAGAAAGGCTTTGGCTAGTGCTTTAAATGTAAAGCAACCAGCTGCTTTGATTTTTGATGATGATCCTAATCAAGTTTGGTGGGCTGTTCCTGATGGAACGCCAACATTAGATGAATCATCATTTTATCAAGCTGTAGGTTCAATTACATTTTTAGTTCCGAGCGGAGTTTCAGAATCAGTCGAAACAAACGTTCTAAATGCTTCCAATTCTGGTGGTCAATTAGGAACAATTACTAATAATTCAGATAGCTCTGTAGATGTTGAAATTAATAATACAGGTAATCTTGACGCATTTCCAACAATAGAAATTACCAACGTTCATGAGAATGGGTATATTGCAATTCCTGGTCAAAATGGAGCAATTGAAATAGGAAATAGGCAAGAAGCAGATGGTGCTACACATGCCTTAAGTGAATATTTATATAATAGCAATTCTGATTTAAGTTTTTCTAAATTTAAAGATGCAACCGGGACTGCTAATCCTCAAAATTCAGGACTTGGGACCAATGGAACGATTAGCTTTCAAAGTGATGGACTAAGATTTGCAACTCAAGGGACAATGTCAGGATCTCAATTTGCAGGCGGTGGAATGAAAGTTATGACGCTACCGGCTGATTCTAATGGTCACGTTGGTGCTGTTAACTTCTATTCACACTTTAATTTATTTGCTTGGGCGGGAGCTATGGGCCAAACAGGAATCCTCCAAATTCTATTTACTGACATCAATGATAAGTTGGTGGCTGGTTATGGGATTACCAAAAGTGACATGAGTGGAAATAGTGCTAAATGTTCATTTTGGGTTGGAGGTAATACTCCTAAAGAGTACACATCATTTGGATTTGAAACAAACAATGCCGAAAAAAATCAAAAATATCCTAATAATATGTTTAATAGTTCAACTGGGGATGCCGATTTTTTGAAAGAAGGAGCAAGCCTAGGTTTTTACTGGTACGGAAGCCGTAAAACAATTTATGTTCCAGAACTTGCGGATGTTGAAGTTTCAAAAGTTTACTTGTACCTTGGACAATTTAAGGGTTCGAACAAATTTATCAATAATTTATCAATTAGACAAGTAAATCTTACTAAAAATAATGTATCTGTTTGGAAAGATGTTCCTAATCGTTATGCAGCCAACTCTAAAATTACTGTTAATATGAACGGAAAAGACACAGTTGTTATCAACGGTATGCCAGCTATTCAAGAAAAAATTAGAGGCACTGAACCTTTTTCAATTCCTCCCGGTAGAAGTACATTAAAAATCTTGCAGTCCACATGGAATACTACTCCACCAATTGTTCAAATATCATATAAAGAAAGGAACTTATAATGGAAATAGTCGTTCATGATAATACACTTAAAACCGTAGCAATTATCAATAATGATATACCGATGCTACCTTCTTTTTTCAATGATAATTGGCATCGGTATAAAGACCAAGGAGCAGAAACATTTATATTTACTGTAAATAAATTTATCAACGGCCAGTTACAAGATTACTGCCGTTTTTTAAATGAACAAGCTTATATTAGTTTCACTTATGATGGCATTGACCACTTATTTGGAGTAGAAAATGTTCAAGAAAGTGATTATCAAATTACTTTAACTTGTTCTTCATTGAATTTAGAATTAAGAAATGAGCAAGCCAATGCCTTAGTCAACACATCAAGCCATAATATTCAATGGTACTTTGACCAAATGGGATTAATCGCAAATGCTCAAATAACTATTGGAACTAATGAAGTCTCAAGTCTGACACGAACAATTAATTATGATGGGCAGGAAAGTAAACTTGCCCGTCTAATATCTGTGATTGGAAACTTTGATGCAGAATTTGAATTTATTACACATTTAAATGATGATGGAACACTTGATTCCATCATTTTAAATATCTATCGTGCCAATGATGGAGTTAATATCCAGGGTGTTGGAACAAATAGAAATGATGTCTCTTTAAATTTTGGGAAAAATATAAGTGGAATTACAAGAACTGGAGACACAACTAATTTATTCAATGCGACAACTGTCACTGGGTCAGATAATTTAAAATGGAATTCAAGCGAATTTTCTTATGTCAATTCCGATGGAGTGGAGGAGTTTTATAAAAGAAAAAATGATGATACTGCATTTGCACCACTTTCTCTTAATTTATTCAAATCTCAAATAAAATCTAATAATGGTGATAAATGGATTCGTAAAGATTTTCAAACAGAATACACCAATGTTAATGATATGTGGGGCTATTGCGTAAGTCAATTTAAACAATTCGCTTATCCAACAGTCACTTATGAGGTATTAGCGAATAGTAGCTTAGTTCTTGAATCGGTTGGTAATGATCGGCCTTTGTCAATTGGAGATACCATCAATATTCAAGATGATAACTTTATGGATTCTGACGGAAATGTAGGTTTGCTTTTATCAGCAAGGGTTTCTGAAATGGAGATAAGTTTTAGCAATCCGACATTAAATAAGATTACTTTTTCAAATTTTAAAAAACAACAAAGTGAAGCCTCAGCAGACATCCAAGCTATCGTTAATCAGTTAGTCGATGCAGCTACTCCATATATTGGTAGCATCAGTACAACTAATGGTGTTCAGTTCAAAAACGGCACTGGTTCAACAACTTTATCAGCTCATATCTATAAAGGCTCTGCAACGACTGAAACAATCGCAGACAGTTACGAGTGGTCGAAAGACGGAACGGTTGTTGCTCCAGCTCAGACTATCACAGTTGATGCCAGCGGGGTTGTGGATAAAGCAGCTTATAGCTTTAAAGCAACAATTGCGGGCAAAGTAGTCGCAAGTCAGTCGGTCACTATTACCAATGTTAATGATGGAACTAGCCCGATTAATCTAGTTATTGATTCATCTAATGGCTATCAATTTAAAAATAATATCATTAATACAACTTTCACTGCGATACTTTATCAAAATAATAAAGAAATTGATAGTGATGGAACAAAATTTTCTTATATATGGTCTAAAACTAACTCTGACGGAACAGTAGATACCGCTTGGAATCTTGCTCATCAAACAAGTCAGAAATCAATCACAATCACAAATAGTGATGTTTGGCAGAGAGCTACATTTGATTGCACTGCAGAACCACTTAATTAATAGGAGGAATAAAATATGTCAATTGTCTCAAGTGGACAAATCACAATCACAGATTTATCAGATGGGATGCAACTCAACGCTTTCATCACAGCGAGTGGGGTGACTACTCAAACTTATGATGCAACAGCTCAAACATGGTCACCAAGTTATGCGACTACTCCACAAGTTTTAACGCTCAACCTTACTAAAGCAGGTAGTACAACTTCTGTTATTGGTGGAATTTCAGGAAATATTACTTGGACACGAGCAGATGGAACGACAACAACAACTATCACTTCAACTACTAATACTGATACTCAATATATGAGCGGAAGTGCAAATAGTGTATTGACAACAAAAGTCAATGTCCCAATTGCTAACTCAGCATCACGATTCACTGCTTCTGGATTATGGGTTGACCCTAATACAGGTTTAAACGTTCCGTTCTTAGCTGTTTTAGATTTAACTGTTGTACAACTTGCTAAATCAGCTGTTCTTGCGAATGTTTATGCTGGAAATGGTGGAGCGTTCTACAATTCTATGCCTGCAAGCTTAACAGTTAACGCCGATTTATATAAAGGAGGGCAACTTTCTGCAGGAAACAAGCAAATATTCTTCGGTTATGCAGATAGTACTGTAACTACAACTGGTTCAACTGGTTATAACTCAAACCTTGGATTAGGCTGGCATTTATGTACTTCATCTACAACTGGTCAAACTCCCAATGTAGCAGCGGGAACAAATACAACTTATCAAGGGATACTAACAGTTCTACCAACGGCAATTGCAAATGCTCAAACTTTTAAGGCAGTAATCATTGACCAAGCAGGCGGTACAGCAGGAACTGCAGTTAGTGGTATATGTACTCTTCTTGATTATACAGACCCATTAACTTGTACGATTGATAGTACAGCAGGTAGCATTTTTAAAAACGGTTCTGGTACAACAACACTTACTTGCCGAGTATTTCAATCTGGTGCTGAAATTGATACAGCTGGAACAACCTATACTTATAAATGGTCTCAACGTAATCAAAATGGCGTATTAAATGCTAATTTTGGCGGTACAGGCAATCAATATAAAACTGGTAAAACAATTAGTGTTGCGGCGACTGATATCAATGTCAAAGCTCAATATACATGCGAGGTGAATCAATAATGAAAAGTACATTTTATGCCAATATTGAACTTGGGGGAGAAATCACACAAGTTAGCTTTGAAGCAACAAGCGCAAGTGATGTGATTGAACAAATCTGGCGGACTTATGGTATCTCCACCCCAATTATTGAAATTTGGGCGGAGGTAACTAATGACGATAGTAGCAAGCAATAGCCTCACCATAAGTAACGTTAATGATGGGACAATAACTCATACAGCATACTCTTATAGTGCTGATGGCACGGACGGTTTCACGACTGTTTATCCTAATTTGAATTTGTTGAAAGGCACGAGAAATTTAACAGCAACTTCAACTACAACAGTTTGGGATACTTTATTTAATTCCAGCCAAATATATGACTCTGCAATTAAATCTAAAACTGGAGTTTCAGCAATGAACTTTAGTTTTAACGTTTATATACCGTTGAATGCTATGGTTGGAAGTTTACTTGGTATCCAACTTAAAGGTCAAACTTATCAGGCTTATGGAAATGTTGGAACTAATGATTACAACACAATTACCAGTGACTACTGGTATACTATTGAACAAAGCGATTTAGGTAAAATAATTCGTGCAAGTAGTCCAGTAAATTTCTGGTATAAATATCAATCTTTTGATGCTGCTCTAGCTGACACTGATAGCGTTATTATTAGACAAAAAACCGACACACCAGGAGCTGTGTATTCTACTATCAAACTTGAGCTAGACTCAACTGCCACTCCATACATGCAATCAGCTAGCGAAGTAACAACTGCTGACTGGCCAAGCTACATCGGTCAGTACACAGACTTTACGCAATCTGACAGCACTAATCCATCCGCCTATACTTGGAGTCTGATACGGGGGAATGACGGGAAAGATGGGGCAGATGGTCATGACGGAAGAGCAGGTAAAGACGGCGTTGGAATAAAAACCACTGTTATCACTTACGCTATTTCAACAAGCGGAACGACAGCACCAAATACTGGTTGGACAAGTTCAGTTCCCAGTCTTGTAAAAGGTCAGTATCTCTGGACGAAAACAGTATGGACATACACGGACAACTCATTTGAAACAGGTTACTCAGTAACTTATATTGCAAAAGACGGAAACAACGGTAATGACGGAATTGCTGGTAAAGATGGTACTGGTATCAAAACTACGACCATTACATATGCAGGCTCTACAAGTGGCACAACAGCACCAACTAGCGGTTGGGCTACAACAATTCCGACAGTTGCAGCAGGTAGTTATCTCTGGACTAAGACTGTTTGGGTTTATACGGATAATACCAGTGAAACAGGGTATTCAGTTGCTAAAATGGGAAATACTGGAGCAACAGGTCCACAAGGACCTCAGGGGAATACTGGACCACAGGGCCCTGCTGGAAGTAACGGTGACCCCGGTAAAATTGTTTCTGATACTGAGCCAAGCACTCGATTCAAAGGCTTAACTTGGAAATATTCAGGTACGTCTGACCTTAGAGCTAGTGATGGAACAGTTATCCATCCTAACACTGAGTACTATTATAATGGAACTCATTGGGTGATTAACTATTTTAGTGTCAATAACTTTGCATCTGAATCGATAACATCAGATAAAATTAATGGTAAAAATTTAACAATTACAGATGGGGAATTCATAAGCAAAACATCTAATGGTCCAGTTACAACCTCTACTGAAATTAAAGATAATCATATTGCAATTTCAAAGACCGATGGAACTGTTAATACCAAAAATGATATAGCACTTGATTCTGAACAAGGCTTTGCAATGAGGTTCGTTAATAACTCAACGAATTTTACTAAAGACGTTGCGGTCAATTCTCAAGGTTTTTCCATAAGTGATTCGGATGGAAATTTTGCTCAACTTACGCCTCAAGGCACAAAGTTATCAACCGACGTTCCATGGACTGATATCACTCGAGCGAGTGGAGTAGGAACATCTGGAACCTTACGTGCAAGAATAAATAATGGTGTTTTTTATGCACAGTCGAAAGATGTTAGAATTCCTTCAATACCACCAAACAATATTATAACAATCGGTACTATGTCCAGTAAATTTAGTGGTGTTTCTGGTTTTGATACGTTAGGATTACTATATTCGCCAGGTCAACTTAAAGTTGCGAGTGTTACAGTCGGTAAAGATGGAAAAATAAACATTGGTAATCCCAATCCAACGACCATGAGTGGCAAGGTAATTCAGTTTTCAATAAATATTCCATTAGGATAAAGAATAGAAAGTAGGGGTTATGGAACTAGAACAACTTGTGGAACAGCACGAGGACAAACTCAAGCGGCACGATAAAGAATTATCTCGACTTAATGATATGTCGTTAGAAATTCAAAAACAAATGAATGATGGTCTAACTCGTGTAGATGAATCAAACCGCTTTTTAAGGGAAC